CACCAGGAGTGTCAGGCAACAAATCGCCACACCATTCTCGGGTTCCCAAAACTCCGATGGCTACGCCGTCAAATGGGCCATGAACCGCACCAAGCAGTTCGGCCAACCCGACGCTCGCCGTATGGTGTTCATCATCAGCGACGGCTCCCCATGTGGCCCTGCTCCACGGGGTATGGGTAGCGGCACCCATTTGCAGTCCGTCTTGGCTGAGGCTGAGAAGGACGACTGCATTCTGTTCTCTGTCGGCATCGCTGGAATGAACACGGCCAAGTGGTATGCAAACCACGGCCACGCCTCTGTGAAAGACATCAGCACGCTCGCCTCGGACATTCTCGTGCCCCTCAAAATGGCGCTCAAGAAGGCGCTCAAGAAGAAAATGAAGGTAGTGGTCCAATGAAGCGCTCAGTCCTCATTCCGACTGGCGATGAGCCACCCGAGCGCCGCACAGGCACCTACAACGAGCAAGAAGCCGTGCGCTATGACCTTGCGTTCACGGCGGTGGATTATCACCCAGCCAAACCGATTCTCGGCTTCGTTGATTTAGCGCACCGCTACACCGAATCATTGAATTGGGGACACTTTGAGATGACGCATGGTGGCGTCGTTGAGATGATACACAGTATCATGGAGTCGCCTGCTCTCGGCGAGATTTCCATTGACAACGAAAACGGATGGGTCCGCACCGATGAAGCGGTTCAAATCGGCGTCATTTGGCCCAAGGACCGTGTGCCTCAAGGAGTGTTCATGCGTGGCCAAGGATGTGCTCCCAAGCACCGCATGGAGGTATGCCTCAAGACCATATCACCACGAGATGCTCACGACTTCCAATCAGTCCTTCAAGGCGAGACGGAGATGGTGTCGGCTCCGAAAAATAACGCAGTTCACACCCGTCTCTCGCAGGTTATGGCCCGTTTGATTGGGTTCATCGCTAACGGCGATTGGGACGAGGGTGGGGCGTTTGGTATTTGTGGCGAAACAGAGAACCTTGCTGGCTTGATTAACTCCGCTCGGTCGGATGCGTCATCCCCGACAATCGGATGGAAAGGACGCCTCTATGCACCTCAGCGCTTCTCCACGACATCACGGCGCTACGCTGATGCAATTCGTCGTGGCTGGGAGATGGGTGATGCTATTTGGACCAATATCCCCTCAGAGTGGGACGGGGAGACGAATGAATGGGAGGGCTTCCCAAGGGTCGTGGAACACGATGAGAACCCATTCGTTGTTCAAGAACTTCCACCGATTTACAAAGAGCGACGGGCCTCAATCCACATCAACCTCGGTGGCGACTTTTGGGTGGAAGAGACCCGATGTCCGAAGTGTGCCCAAAGGCTTATCATCCACACTCCCGCCTCTATGTGTCCCAGCGGACACCCTGTTGGGCTGACTGTCAAGTGCGGCGACTGCAAGCACTCATTCGGTTGGCCTTGAACGATGTGTCCTTTGCGGCACACTTATATATAGGGACCTCCTACGGTCAAATGGAGCGGACAAACATGAAAATCCCCAAGCCACTACGCCAAGCCATCGTGAGCCGACTACGCTCGGAGCCACGACCCCAAAGCGCCAGCGAACTCACCGCACCCGTGAACGACGCCGTGAAGCCATCCTACCGCAAGACGCCCAAGCAGATGGCGTTCGTGCTCAAGCAGATGAAGCGAGACGGTGATGTCGTCGTGGCGAAGGAGGTCAAGAACGGCTTGACCGCCCACGGCAACGAGCGCTCTCGTGTGGAATACACCCTCAACCACGAGGTTCACGACCCCGACATTGTGGAGGAGAGCGAATGAGCACCCGACTGTTTGACGGCCCTCTCCCCGAGCATATCGTGGAGAACCTACAACGAGGCGTAGCCCCGCACGAGAAGCGTGTGGTCGCCAACCTCGCCAAGGTCTCACGCATCGTGAACACCGAGAACATGACCATCCGAACCTACGACGACTTCAAGCAGGATTGGAAATACACCCACTCTCTCTATGCAAAGGTCGGAGAGCATAACTGCTTCCTGTGTGGAAAACAGCACATCCGTGAACTGTGTCAAGTCCACGACGAAGTGCAAGGAAAAACCATCACCGTCGGCAACGAATGCGTGTGGAAGCATGTTGAGATTATGACTGACGCCGCTGAGGGACTCACAGGCGACGCCAAGCGAGACTTCCTCAAGGACGCCATGGCCAAGGCCAAGGCCAAGTTCATGCGAGAGAAGTTCGCCGCTGGGGGACACCTCACTACCGATTGGGAAGAATACCGAGACTACGCCACGGGCGCTCGTGAAGGCTGGCCCGTCTTTGGGAAGGAGAACCGCACCTACGCCAAGCGTGCCGACCGCATGATTAACGAGCGAGGCTACCTCACGGGCAAGACCGAAGAGTGGTTCATGACCAAGCGCCGAGACTTCCGTGCTGATGTGTTCCGCTGGAAGGAGGACGCCAAGAAGGTTCACGCTGAGCGCCTCCACCTAAACGCTGAGGCCGCCCGTCGCCGCCGTGAGCGGGACACGGACGCCACGAACTTCCGACTCAACGCCGAGCAAGGTGTGGACGACGGAAGGGTGTCTCCTGCGCTCGCTAAGGGCATCGCCAGCGTGGAGCAAGGCATTCGCCGCTACGGCCTCCACGGCTTGAAGTGGAGCCTCCATGACACCTACGAAGCCATCATGGCTGGCCTGCTGGGCAAGCCCACGGTGGACGAACCCATTGAGGTGTTCCACGCCCACTACGACGACCTCTCCGAATGGGAGCACTCGTTCCTGCACTCCATCAGCGAGAAGCGCACGAGCCTCGGCTTGCCGCTCACGCCCAAGCAACAGAAGGTCTTTGACAAAATCAAGAAGAAGGTGGCCGCTTGACACGGTGGCTTCTCAATCAGCCAATACCTCGGAGCGTGGTGGTTCCCACCAACCCGACCATGAACGCTCAAACTCGTGAGGTCCCCGTCTCGGGAGTCGGCACCGTGCCGTATTGCCCGAACTGCGGACGACACGGACCGATTGACGCTCTCACGCTGGGAGACGGTGCCTCGTGGCCGAACCTCGCCGTCCTATGCGGGCGCGTAGGCCATGAAGGGTGCGGCATCTATTGGTGCCTTGCCGCTCGGCCACCCCATGATTTGCGATTGCTGGACTGATTTCAAGCCTTTTAGGCGGCATCTTAATATAGGGGTGCCCCCATGGCTTAACCAAGGAGAGATACAAAATGACCTACGCAGACCCACAATTCCTGTTCTATGAGAACGGCGGACCCAGCAAAGAAGAAGGACGAAACGATGAAGCCAACACCATGGCGGCGCACCTCACGCTTGAGGACCTCACATCGGACCGATACCTCGGAACTACCTACATGACCCACGAACTGCTTCCATCGGATGAAGAGATGATTACAAGCAAGCACTACTGGAAGGTCTTTGCTCAGAACGACGGCTTCGGACGAGAAGCGTCAATCAATGTGTGGAACGCTGAGGAAGCCTTGCACTTCGGTGCACTCCTCGTCGCCGCTGGCTACAAGACGGTTTGCTCCTACGATGAGCGCCAAGTCGGCGGAAGCCCGAACTATGTCAAGCACACAAGCAAAGGCCCTGTCTTTGTGAACTGAGGCTTGAACGAGCGCAACGGTTTCAAACCCCGCCACCCCCTCGGGGGCTATGGCGGAGGGCGAGACGGGCCGATTGTCGGCCGAGCAGGCTCGGGAAATTGCACTATACCCCGACCGCTGGTCGTGCTTCTTCCGCACCATTGACGGCAAACCGTTCCGATTGGACGAGCGGGACTACCTCGTGGAGATATACCGCCACTTCGGAGCCTTGGAGAAGAACGACGCCACCAAAATGGTGGTGCTCAAGTGCTCTCGCAAGGTGGAAAAGACCGAGACCATCTGCAACTTGCTCCTCTATGGCCTACTGAACATACCCTACTTCAACGCCGTTTATACGGCCCCCCGACAGCCACAGGTGAGCCGCTTTGTTGAGGAGCGGTTCAATGGGGCCATGATGGGTTCCATCAACAACGGGACCCTTCTGAACGCCCGTATCAAGACCTCCGTGAGCCACCAAACCTTTGATGTGGGAGCCAAGACGCTGAACCATCTCTATGCCTACTCCAATTGGGGCGATGCTCACGCCCTGCTTGGGATTGAGGCCGACCTGTGTTGCATTGACGAATACCAAGACTCCGACGGCGATGTCCTACCGATGCTGATTGAGATGCTCGCTCAGTCTGACTACAAATGGGTGGTCATATCGGGCACGGCTCGTGAGCAAGGGTCCGAGTTTTGGAAACTGTGGGAGAAGTCCACGAAGGGTGAATGGGACACCGAGGCTGGAAAGTGGGTCCACACGGACTCCAAGGCGAACATCATCGGCTATCACATTTCACAGGAGATGCACCCCGACATCACGGCCAAGGACATAGCGCAGAAGAAGGAGACCTACACACCCCGACGATTCGCCAACGAGGTGCTGGGTGAGTTCTTCGCTGGGTCCACCAAGCCGCTCACCTTTGACGAGGTGCTCCCCGTCTTTGACCGCGACCGCGATGTGGTCCGAGGGGTCGCTCCACCTGCCGAGACCTACATGGGGATTGATTGGGGGAAGGAGACGACCGTGGTGATTATTGACGAGCATAGCAACATACTGCAAGCGGTCAAGTTGGACTCTCGTGAGACAGGCGAAGGTGATGAAGTGGAGATTCTCAAGAAGATGATTGGCGACTATAACTGCGTGCAGGTCGTCGCTGATATTGGCTACGGTGCTCGGCAGGTCAAGGAATTGCAGGAGGAGTTTGGAGAGCGTGTGCGGTCCTGCTACTACTCGTCTCGGCCAATGACGCCCTACGAATACAAGAAGCGAGACAACAACCGCAACCTCATTTTCATGTGCGTCGTGGACCGCACGACCTATGTGGAGCAGACCGTGGAGGCCATCAAGAACCGTGAGGTGAGCCTACCCTATGCTGACGAATCACTCGCATGGGTGGCGCACGAGTGGTGCTCGCTGACGAGTTCAGCCGAGGCTGATGAGAAGAACACGCGCCCGATTCGGGGGCAGACCTTGACTAAATATGGGCGAGATGGAGACGACCACGCCTTCCATTCCCTACTCTATGCTCGTCTGGCGCTTGAAATCAACGACGGGGGCGCTTTGCCCGAGATGCGGACCTTCGGAGCATAAGTGCCTATGAGATGGGGGTATATAATCTTTTGCTACCTATCCTTTTGCTTCCTGTGTTGGTTTGGGCAATCGCTTCGGTCTTAAACCGCATGCTGAACAAGATTCCATCATGGCGGACGCTAACGAGGTTCTGTTGGAGATGCTCAAGGGCCTTCGTGATGATGTGGTGGTCATTCGGGACAACCATTTGGCGCACATCGCTGACGACATTCAAGAGATTAAAACCGAGCAAGTGGCCCAGCGTCGGGACATTGAGGACCTCATGGAGTTCAAGGAGGGCATCAACCAACACATCAAGTCGGGCATCACACGCCTTGTCCTCACGGCGGCGGCCCTCACGACCGCCTCGCTCGGCATCCCGATGGCGTTATGAACCTCCTATTGGGATGCGTAGGAACATGGCGAAGCGGCAGTCATCCACGAGAAGCCTATTCTGGTTTGTCTCTGTCCCCATCGTTATTGCATGGGTGTCGTTTGCTTCGTTGGCCGTCTATAAGTCCGTGGTGGACGGTATGGAAATCACCGAGAACCAATTGACGGTCATAGGGATTGTCGGTGGTCCTGCCCTGCTCATCATCACCAACCTGTTGGACCTGTTCAAGCAGGAGACCACGAATGACATTCAAAACATGACACCCCAGCACGAGGCCGACATGAAATTGTCCGCCGCACGACTTGACCACGAACTCGCACGAGCCGCCGCTCAGCACGACCACGAGATGCTCATGCAACGAGAGGGCCGTATGCCCGTGTCCCCTTCCGAGGTCCCACTCCCAGCCGATGAAGAGAACTGATAGGCGCTACCTTAATATAGGAGTGGCGCCTACGACTATACATGGCGAACAACACGAACAGCCCCGAGGTCCTCGCACGCCTCATTTTGAAGAACGAGTTTGACCGAGACGACTACTCTTGCGGCGTTGGCGCCGTTGGCTACATCTGCCCCAATGGGACCAACCCCGATGGCGGCATGGACCGAGCCGAGGGTGAGATGCTCGCCGCAGAAGCCAAGGAACTCAAGGCTGAGTGGTTGGAACTCACGGGCAACGAGTGGACTTGGAAGGACATGGAGGCCGCATGGACCATGTGCGAGCGCCTCACGATTGAAAAGGTCCAGCGCCAAAAGCGCCAAGCAGAGTATGACGCATCGGAAGGTGCATCCATGGCTCGTGCAATTGAAGAAGGTGAACTCCGCTCCATCCGTGCTTCGGAGAACAACCCTCCTGCTCGCATGGGTGGCTCCCGCAACCGCTTCGGTCAAATGGAGTGGTTCTGAGCACCGTGAACACCGTTAAGAACTTGGGCGTCAAGCCCTACACATGGCGGAGCGCAAGCGACGAAGGTTCGGTTTCCTTGGGCGTGGTCGCAAGACTGCGGCCGACGAAGGAGACATGAGCACGAAAGCACTTGCATCCCTGTCTCGCATCGGTCAAGCGACCAGCGTGGATAAACGAACGGGCAAGAAGTCCAGCGGTGGCCACCAATTGGTTAGCCCCGCCGTCATACGAGACATCAGCCTCAAGTCCGAGGTCATCGCCGCAATTTTGAGACGGACGGTGGACGATGTGCTCGGCAACGGTTATCGCTTTGACCTCGCAGAGGGAGTGGAGCGTGGGAACCCCGAGGAACTTGAGCGCCTACGCCTCTTCTTCTCCATGCCGAACCCCGACGATATGGGGAACGAGTGGCTTGAGTCCCTCGTCTATGACCTCGTGCTCTATGGAGACGCATACCTTGAACTGGATGGGAGCGGAGACACCAGCGACGACGAAGGCTCCGACTGGACCTTCGGAGGGAACCTCGTCTCCATGTGGAATATCCCAGCCGACACCATGGAGATAATCCCGAACGAGCGTCTCCCGCCCCCTCCCGAGATGGCGTATGTGCAAACGCTCAATGGAATGAAGCGCCGCTTCTCAGCGAACAAAGTGCTCCACATCGCCAAATACAAGCAGGGTCGTGGCTACGGCACCTCTCCACTCGTGCCCCTATTGCAGACCATCGCAGGGCAATTGAACCTCTCAAACTACATCAACGAGCAGTTCACGGGAACGCTCCCAAAGACCATCCTCAATGTGGGCGACATCAGCAACGCTGAGATGAAAACGATGTTGGCCATGCTTGAGCAACAATTGAGCACGGGCAAGTCGCCCTTCGGCTTGGTCGCTGTGAATGGTGGAACGGGCTTCCAAACCCACCGCCTTATTGACTCCATTAAGGACGGCCAGCACCTTGACCTGCTCTATTACTACCGAGAGGAAATCTGCGCCGTGTTCGGCATCCCACCCATGAAATTGGGCTGGGTGCAGACAGGCAAGATGAGCAACCCCGAACAACAATTGGAAGCGTGGTATGATGTGGTGGAGTCCTACCACCATCGCATCGCCTCCATGATTAACCACCGCATCCTCTCCATCCTTGGTGTCAAGGATTATGTGTGGCGCTTCAACACGATTCGCCCGTCTAAGGAGAAGGTCATGGCCGAGGTCGTGCGTGCCCAAGGGCAGGCTATCGCCGCACTTAGGCAAGAGGGGGTTATCACCATCAACGAGGCACGAGCCATACTTGGATATGAAATGCTGGAAGATGACAAGGCATCCGACCCATTCTTCATCAGCCCCAAGTTATCCATCAACCAAGGAGCAGAAGCCGCCGCAGAGGCCGCAGGAGACGCTCCTGTGGACGAGGAACCTTCCGAGGACCCTACACCCCCCGAGGACCGAGAGGAAGCGCTGGGGACGCCGTGGGAGGTGTTTTAGGTGCAAATGGATATTGACGCTGGGGTATTCAATCGGCTCGGAGCGTCATTTCAATTTCTTGGAGTGTTCATGGACCGCCAATGCGCCATGGATATGCAACGCCTCATGGGCGAGAAAATCCTCGCCAAGGCGCTGGAACTCGTGCCTGTTCGCACAGGCGCTCTCAAGTCCACAGGGCGCGTTGTGAAGTCGCAGGACCGCAAGGGAATAGAGGTCCGATTCGGAAACGGTCGTATTCAATACGCATTGGTCGTTGAGTTCGGCCGCATTCAGTTCGCTCCGTTTCCACCCAAGCCCTACATTCGCCCCGCTGTTAAGTGGGCCTCACGCAACTTCAAACGAGATGCAAAACTCAAATTGGATAAGGCGATAGCGGCTTCACTACCCAAGGTCATAACGAGCAGAGGTATGCGTGGCGGTGGAGGAGGAACCTCGTATGGAAGATGAACACATCAAAGCACCAATCTCAGCATCGGTCAAGAAGGCGCTCGCCGAGAAGGCGAAGAAGCACAATGAGAAGCACACAGCCGCAAGCAAGCGGACCAGCACTCGGACCCTTATTGCCGTTTTTAGGCGTGGTGTGGGTGCCTACAACACGAACCCGCAGAGCGTGCGTCCGTCCGTTTCATCAGCCGACCAATGGGCGTATGCTCGTGTGAACTCCTTCCTCTATGTTCTCCGCAACGGACGGTTCCGAAGCGGCAAGCATGACACCGACCTACTACCCAAGGGGCACCCGCAGTCCACGAAGTCGTTTGACTACGACGAGAAGGCCCCCAAGACGAACTTCCCCAAGCGTGGGGACAATGACAAGGTTAGTCTCGCCAATAGCGAATATCAGCAGTTCCCCTTGGCCTATGCGCTGAAATTGAGGGAGGAGCACCCCGATATATGGCGCAAGGGCGGCAACATTCTCGGCAACACGCAGTTCAACCGACTCCGCAAGGTCAAGTCTGGCGGTGTCAAGACTCCGACCGACGAGAAGGCAGTCCGCCTCCGTGAGGCTTGGGCCGCTCGCCACCTCAAGGACTACCGCCTCGCTGGCGTGGTCGCTCAAATCAAGTGGCTCGTCGTCGGTTCCCGAGGCGTTGGCCACATGAAACAGGTCATTGATGAGGCCCGAAAGAAAAGCCTTGAGGAATAAGTATATATAGGGGTGCTCCCTACGCTTAACCATGAAGCAATACTTCACGGACGAAAACGGAACATGGATGGAAGATAATTTTCAAGTCGGCGAGCGCTACGGCTCGTCGCAAGTCGTTGTCCTCAAGCGAGGCGAGACCCAATCCAACGGTAGCACCACCGTGGTCTTTCAACACCTTGAAACGGGCATGATTGAACAAGTGAGCACGGACCCACACACCTCCGTGTATTGGACCCAAGACAACTGCCGCTACGAGAGCATTTATGTGAGCATGCTCGGTGGCGTCGTCAAGTCCAACGACCCGAACTACTTCGCTCTCAGTCGGTAGGCGTCTTATAGGTGGGGAAACGACCCCAACCCATGGGACACGGAAAGAAAAGGCTACACAATCGCGCCCCTCGGTGGGTCATTGAGGGCCTTGATGCTTTGGAAGCGGACCCACCAAAGGACCCGTGGCCAACTTCATATTTCATTGAGTTCACCTACGAGTGGAGAACCGCCCGCCTGTCTCAGTATCAAAGCCTGCGATGGCCTCCACGCGATTGGGACAACACACCTAACGAGATGGCCGCCCTCCTACGAATGAAGGGCTGGACCAATCGGAACAAGGGCACAGGCCGTCCTGCTGTGTGGGAACGCTCATAAACCACATAGGGCGAACCCAAGGCTATGAGCAGTCTTGACAACGCCACCGTCGTTGATTCACAAGTGTTCTCCGCCATCGCTGGCGACGCTCGTGAAGCCGTGTTTGAATACCGACTCACAATGCCGTTCAAGGTGGATAAGGAACACAAACCCGACCACGATGACGATGATGTAGTCGTCTATGGACCCGTCTATGTTGGAGACGACACGATGTTGGACCGCCACAAGGAACTCGTGGACTCAAAGGCCATCATGGACTCGTGGGAGTCCTACTCCAAGAACCCCGTCATTCTGTATAACCACCGCAAGGACTACGGCGTCATTGGCCTCATGGAAGAGGTTGAAATGGGCGAATACACCAAGCCCGACGGAACCAAAATCCAAGCCGTGTTCGGTCGTGCCCGTATTGATGGCGGCGAGAAGGACATCACCCGCAAAATCAACAAAGGGATGCTACGAGCGTTCTCCATCGGCTTCATCGCCAAGGCTGGCGTCAAGCAAGGCGACGGCGACGATGCCTACCTCACCTTCACCGAAGTGGAGTGGATTGAGACGAGCGTGGTGGATATTCCTGCGTCTCCCAATGCCCTATTCAATGTCAGCAAGTCTCTGATTTCCTACAATTGTTGTGAGGGTGAATGCTCTTGCGGCAAGAAACACATCGTCGCCGTGGAAGAACGGGATGGTTCGTATGTCATTGAGTTCGGCAAGGCTGAGGAAATGCCCGAAGAAGGACCCCAAGAAGGGACCGAGATGGGCTTTGACGCCGACCTCATCGTGGAACTAAGCGACACAATCGCTGGATTAGAAGCAAAATTGGCTCATCTCCAAGAGGTTATTGACGGCGATACCGTTAAAGGCCATGATGATAGCCAACAGGCCATGACCGAGCAAGAAATCGCCGAAGTCGTTGAAGAAGAAGTCGTTGAATTGACGGCAGAAGAAGAGACCTTCACCATCAAATCCGAAGAGGCACCCGTTGTTGAGACCAAGGCCGAAGAAGAAACCGAAGAAGAGGCTCCTGTTGAAGAAGTCGCCGAAGAGGTTGCTGAGGAAGCCGAAGAAGAAGTCGCCGAAGAGGAACTTCCCGAGGAAGTCGTTGAAGAAGTCGCCGAAGCAGAGGAAGAAGAATCCGCTCCCGAAGTCGTTGAGACCAAGGAAGCCGAAGAAGCCGACACCACCGTCGCAGTCTTGTCCGAAGTCGCCAACTCCCTAACCGCTGTTGAGGCTGGTCTGAAAGAACTCACCGCTCGTCTTGACGAGACGGAGAGCCTCAAGTCCATGCTCGCTGAGCGGGACGCAACCATCTCAGAACTCACCGAGGCTAAGGCCGCCGCCGAAGCCGAGGCTGAAATTGAATCCGAAGTCTCCCGCCGCCTTGGCGAGAAGATGAGCGAACTCGGTTTGAGTGCAACCCCAGCGGTCGCCAAGCCCAAGTCCCTTTCCCCAACGACCAAGACCACCACCAAGGTGAAGTCGGGTCCAACCATGCACGACCCCGTGCCCGAAGTGAGCCAAGGAATGGCTTCGCTCGGCGACTGGTTGGAAGTCCGTCTTGCAGGCAAGAGGCTCGGTTGAAGGAGAAACGGTTAATACCCACGAACACAGGAGAGATGAAACATGAGCCAAGATATTGACTTCACCGAACTCACAGAACGAGTCAAGAACGCCCTCGCTGGTGCCGCCGCTGGAACGGGCGCCACTATGCTACCTACGGACACCGCAGACGAGATTATCGGCATCGTCTATGAGAGAAACTTCATGCGAAGTCTTTTCCCAGCCATGCCCATGAACCGTCGCAAGGTCAATGTGCCCAAGTTGAGCGGGTCGGTGGACTTCCACCAACAGACTCTCTCCATGACGGACGCAGGCACCGCCGCTTCCGAATCCCGCCACGCAACGGATGAAATCACCTTGGAACTCAAGACCATGATTGCGAACATCCCAATCGGCAACTACCTCGTCGCCTACGGTGTGGAAGGTCTCATGTCAGTCCTCCGAGACGACATCGCCTCCCGCCTTGCCTTCAACGAGCAATCCTTGCTTCTGAACGGCGACACCGAGACTGGAAGTTCATACGCTGACAACATCAACGGCGCATACGCTTCCCCAGCCAACCTCACAGGTGTCTCGGGCACAGCCAACGACTACCTGCTTCTCTTTGACGGTCTCCGCAAGTCTGCAACAGCAACCCCTGTCGCAGTCGGAGGAACCTTCGCTCTCAGCCACCTCCGAACCGCCATCGCCTCCCTTGGAGTCTATGCGGACAACCGAGACGACTTGGCCTTCATCGTGCCTCGCAACCTTGAGGTCCAACTACTTGGCTTGACTGAACTTCAAACCGTGGATAAATACGGCCCTGCCGCAACCATCCTCTCTGGTGAAATCGGTCGCATTTACGGCATCCGTGTCTTTGGAACTGGCGCTCTCGCCACCAACCTTGATGTGGACGGCGTTTATGACAACACCACAGGCGGTGCTGTGCAGAACACAACCGTGGCTGTCCTCACCCACATCCGCTCCCCAATGATTGGAAACCCAACCGTTGCTGAGCGCCGATTCAGCATTGGCTTCCACGACGAGCCAACCAAGGACCGATTCGTGCTCATCCCCAAGCAGGATATTGCCTTCGGAGTCCGCTACCCCGAAGCCATCTGCCTCTTGACGGGCATCGCTACGGTTTGAGGCTGACCTCGCTCGGCTTGCTCTCCTTGGACGCTCGCTGGGCGGGCACCACCATGGGAGGGAACTGAATGACGGCCATTGACTATTGCACCCTCGCCGAGGTTGAGACCTACGCAGGCATCAATTTCAGCGACGGCATCGGACCAAGCGACTCAGAAGTCGCCACGATGATAAGCAACGCCTCACGCATGGTTGATGCCTACGCAGGACGACAACTGGCTGGGACCGAATCATTCGTTGAATATCAAGACTCCACCGAGCGTATGCGCCACCTCGTATTGAGGAACCGCCCTATCGTCTCGGTGGCCTCGGTTGAGGAAACCAAGTCCGATGGGAGCACGACCACCCTCGTTGAAGGACGCACTCGTGGCGACTCCGATTGGTGGCTGGACGACTCTGAGTCGGGCATCATTCGGTTCCATAACGCAGTCGGCCTCAACGCCCTGCAATTGTTCAAAATCACCTACACGGCTGGACGCACAGCGCCTCCAATTGAAGCCAAGATGGCGACCATCCTTCTCGTGGTCCGCCAAGCCGCTCGTGCCGCTCTCAACGACGAGAACTGCTCGGAACGCATCAAGGAGATGTGGCGACCACTCTTGGCCACGACGGAGAGCGAATATCGTGAGATGCTTGAGCGTGTCAAGCGCGATTCGTATTCTGCCGTTGCCGTGTTCGGGAATGGCGGTGCTTGAGCGTGGTGGGCGGCCAACCTCCTCTGGTGGACCCCCACACCTTGCTCACGGGGCTTATTGAGGACAATACCCCAGCCGTGGGTGGCTGGACCGTCGTGGTGAACGACGGATGGATTGAGGCCAAGAAGCAAAAGACCTACCAAATCGCCATCACCCAAGAATACGGTGAAATCCGAACCGCCAACCTCGGAGGCTCTCAGTCCGACTCCGACGCCGTTCCCCGTGTGGTATCGCAGTTCTTCCTCATCACCCTCTTCCACCCCACCCGTGTGGGCGTGTGGACGCTTTACAGAGCGCTCACACAGGTGCTCAACGACCGTAGCCTCACCACCAATGGGGTGAACGGCAACACCGACTACAAATGGTGCCGTCTTGCCCGCTCAGACGAGGCTAAGGCCATCAATAGCGTGGATAAGGTGTGCGGCCCCGATAAGCGAGAGGGCGACTGTCTCGGGTATCGCATGGACCTCACCATGGAACTCCGATGGAATGAATAGGCAACACCTTAATATAGGTGGGGGGCATAGGGCAGAACATGATGATTCCCCTGCCCGACTACATCAAAGCCGCCATTGAAGCCCACGCCGAAGAGTTCCTCAAGAGAGCCAACGGCAAGGGATTCATCCGATTCACCAAAGGAGACGCCTACTCGTGGTGGAGCCACTTCTTTGACCGAACGGGGTGGAACCACTACTGCGCCTACCTCGTGAACGCCAACGGACCATTTCAAGAAGGGACGGTGGAAGCATGAAGCGACGAACCTCTTGCCCTCCCTACACCTGCAAGACCAACGGTCGGACCTACAAAGTCAAGACCGACGGTACTTCTCGCATTCCCCCAAGAACAGAATGGACGGGTAGAGTCCAAACCACCATTGGCCACTACGCCTGCTTTGGGTGCGGCGGTTTTTGTGTTTCCCCGTTTGACCCTGAGGGTGAATACCGGCCGAGTACGGCCGAGGAAATAGCACTCGTTCGTGCGGAAATACTCCATACACTTTGAGCGGTGGGTTAATATAGGAGCGGCGCCTACGATTAACCATGGCGAACACCGACTTCCATACAGCACGAGCAGTACACCACATGACCGCACTCTCCGTTGGAGACGCAGTGGTCGTTGACCTTGACGCATGGTTGGGTCTTGAGCGACTCAACGCACCAGTGACCTACCACCACTGGGGTATTTCCACTGACCAGTACACCGGCGCTCAGACTGAAATGGTCACACTCTCGGCAACCGACG